GGACTCGAATTTCATCCAATACTAGAACACTTCATGCGGTTTTGGCTCTGGCTGACAACAGGAATGGTTACGAAACAATGGGTAGCAATACACCGCAAACATCACAGGTTTAGTGACAAAGAAGGTGACCCACACAGTCCTCACGTTTTTGGATTTTGGAAAGTTTTATCCAAAGGTGCATTATTATACAATGATGCGGCCAAAGATAAAGACATGATTAACACATATGGTGTCGGAACACCTGATGATTGGATGGAACAGAATGTATACAGCAAGCATTCTCGTTTGGGAATTATTTTGCTATTGGCCGTAAATTTATTATGCTTTTCTTGGTGGGGTCTGTTAATTTGGGCAATTCAAATGCTTTGGATTCCATTTTGGGCCGCAGGTGTGGTAAACGGCATAGGTCACTGGTTTGGCTATCGCAATGGTGAAACAAAAGATCAAAGTTGTAATATCAGCCCCATTGGTATTATAATTGGTGGAGAAGAACTACATAATAATCATCATTTGAACCCTGCAAATCCAAAAATGAGCAGGCGTTGGTTTGAACTTGATATGGGTTGGTTATATATAAGATTCTTTAGTATATTGGGATTAATTAAAATTAAACAGGAGCAAAAATGAAAAAACTATTATTAACATTATTATTCGTACCGTTAGTTGTATTTGCACAAAAAGAAAAAAGTGGTGTAACTTATGATGCGGTATTGACAAGAGTTGTGGATGGTGATACAGTAGCATTCCAAGCCAACTGGTTGCCTGATCCTTTGAAAAAGGAATTGAGTGTACGTGTTTTCGGTGTTGATACACCTGAGAAAGGTCACCGTGCAAAGTGTCCAAGTGAAGATGCCCGTGGTCAAGCCGCAACAGCATTCACGAAAGCACAAATTAATGCGGCACAAAAACGTCAAATCATTTTGATGGATTGGGACAAGTATGGTGGTCGAGTATTGGGTGACGTTTTACTCGATGGTAAAAGTTTAAGACAAATGTTAATAACAAATGGTTTCGCACGTGAATATTACGGTGAAGCCAAAACCTCATGGTGCTAATTATATGAAAAAGATTTTAAGATTTACGGCATCTTGGTGCCAACCTTGCAAGAACCTAGCTAAACAATTGGAAGAAATTGATACGGGTCTTCCAATTGAAGTAGTTGACATTGATGTTGATACAGAATTAGCAATGGATTATGGTATTCGTTCAGTTCCAACATTAGTCATTCTTGACGAAAATGTGGAAGTTAAGAGAATGACTGGTTTAGTGACAAAAGAAATTTTGAAGAATTGGATTGAAGCATGATTAAAAAGACCGCTTCTAGACTAACGGATGATAGAAACAATTTTAAACCTTTCAATTATCCTTGGGCTTATGATGCATGGCTAAAGCATGAACAGTCACATTGGCTTCATACAGAAGTTCCAATGGCTGAAGATGTGAAAGATTGGAAAAAGAAGTTAACGGAAGAAGAAAAACGTTTCTTAACAAATATCTTCCGCTTTTTTACACAGGGTGATGTTGACGTTGCTGGTGGTTATGTAAGGAATTATCTTCCTTATTTCCCACAACCAGAAGTTCGAATGATGTTGATGGGTTTTGCCGCACGTGAAGCACTTCACATTGCCGCTTACTCACATTTGATTGAAACACTAGGCTTACCTGAAACAACATACAATCAATTCTTGGATTACCAAGAAATGAAAGACAAGCATGATTATGTTTTAGATATTGCAAGCAAAAATGGAACAAAGGAAAATACTGCACGCCACATCGCCGTGTTCAGTGCTTTTACTGAAGGTATGCAGTTATTTTCCTCCTTCGTTATGTTGTTGAATTTCCCACGCACCGGTAAGATGAAAGGTATGGGACAGATTGTAACTTGGTCTATTGTTGATGAGACAATGCATGCCGAGAACATGATGAAATTATTCAAAACATACATAAGCGAGAATCAAGAAATCTGGAATGATGAATTGAAATCATCTATCTACACTATTGCTGAACGCATGGTTGAATTAGAAGATAAATTTATTGATTTGTCATTTGGTGTCAGTGAAATGGAAGGTCTCACAGCAGACGATTTGAAAAAATACATCCGTTACATTGCTGACCGCAGATTGATTGGTCTTGGTATGAAGGGTATCTTTAAAGTCAAACGCAATCCATTACCATGGGTTGAGGAGATGATTAATGCACCTACACATACCAACTTTTTTGAGAATCGTGCAACAGACTATGCCAAAGGTGCCACATCAGGAGACTGGGGTGACGTTTGGGCATAAAATAAGAAGGATAAAAAATGTCTGAAAAAATTATAACAGCAGAATGTGAAAATTGTGAATCGACTTGCGAAATTGCATTTGAAGAAGATTATGTATCAGATGAATCACCAACGTATTGTCCATTCTGCGGTGAAAGAATCGAAATCCTAGATGAATCATATATAGATGATGAGGACTTCGATGAGAATGATGAATGGGACAAATAAATTGGTTATACAACAATAAAGACTTTACAGAAGAAGATGTGGGTGATAATTATGGCTTTGTCTATATTATCACCCATTTAACTACAGGTAGAAAATATATTGGTAAAAAGTTTTTTTACTCTATGAGGACAAAAGTACTTAAAGGTAAAAAGAAAAGGTATAAAACACAATCGGACTGGCAAACATATTACGGATCTAGTGCCGAGTTGCAAAATGATGTTATACTCCATGGTAGAGAAAACTTTAAGAGAGAAATATTACATCTTTGTAAATCAAAAGGTGAATGTGGTTATCTTGAAGCTAAAGAGCAGTTTGACCGTAGTGTATTGGAATCTAACGATTACTACAATGCATGGATTATGGTCAAAGTGAGAAAGTCACATATTAAGGCATTCAATGAGAGAATTCTTACAACAATTAAAGAATAACGAATTTGATGGAATTAACTTCTATCGAAATGATGATGGAGATTTGGAATTTTCACAGTTCCAACTTAAAAACCCAGGTGAAAAGATTGGTGGAACAGAATTAGGTGACTACTTTGATATTATCATTGTGCAAGACGATCCACCAAAAATGCCAGAACGGTTCCAAGCAATATTGACTTCACCGATTGATTATATTGGTCGTATGGCAGAAGATGGTTTTTATGGTGTCGTTACAAAATTTACCACAACATCGAAAGAAGTTATGGATAATATTATGGCTGGTATGGAAGATGAGACTTTTGAATATATTAAAGATTATGAAAAGGAAATGAAAAATGTTTGATAAGTATGAATTAAAAGAAATTTTGTCCAATAGTGTGTCCACAGTTGTGTTCACAAAAGTTGACGGAACAGAACGTGAAATGAAATGTACACTTTTACCGGAATATCTACCTACACAACCTGTTGTTGAGGGACAACAGTTGCTAACAGAAGGCTTGACAAGAGCAGAGAATCCTAATACACTCTCTGTGTGGGACATGGAAAGCAATGGTTGGCGTTCTTTCCGTCTCGATTCTGTAAAGGCTGTAAATACGCATGAGACACGCATCCGTTAAAGATTTTGAAAAAGCATTGTCTGGTGGAGAACCATCATGGAAAACCGGACAAACATCATTATCTTCCGCATTAAACTGGTACAATTACCATTCCGATTCCAAAGAAAGTAAGAAGTTCACACTTTCTTATTTGAGAGAAATCGGTGCATCTAAAAAAGACATCGAACTAATTGAAAAGAATCCAGAGGCTGAATTTCAGAATCTGGGTTTTGTTTGCCGCATGAAACTTAGAGGTGCACCTTTAACGGAAAAGAATGAAGAATGGATCAATTCGTTTATTAAAAGACTAAAGTTGAATACTGTGCCTGTAGTAAAGGTTGAAGAAGTTAAACCAACTAAAGTTGTTTCAATACAGGAACGTGTCGCAGAAAAGACCCGTGAATATATTGGTGAAATCGAAGGTTCAATCGATGAGTGTTTTGCCACCAAGAATTTCAAAACAACATTTAAACCATATGAGTTGTTGAAAGCCTTAGATATCAAAGGTGCTCATACCAGATTCATTATTCCAGTTTACACTAATAAATTGACCGAGATAGAAAATGCATTAAAAGGTAAAGATAAAGACCTTATTGAAGGATATTCATATCTTAAAAAATCTGAATTAAAAGATTATGCTAATTTATTAAAGACTATTATTGACGATTGTGCTAAGATTGCACATACATCAAAAGTCTCACGTGCGCCTAGGAAGAAAAAGGCAAAGCCCGTTGATAAGATTATCGAAAAACTTCAATTCAAAAAGGAAGATAATGAACATAAGGTCGCTTCTATTAATCCTGTTGATATCATCGGTGCTACACAGTTGTGGGTATTTAATACCAAAACAAGAAAACTTGGTTGCTACAATGCCACCGATGCTGGTGGATTGAATGTTAAGGGTACCACACTGATTAACTTCAACGAAGAAACTTCCACACAAAAAACTATCCGTAAACCCGAAGTTGTTTTACCTGCCACACTAAAAGCTGGTAAAGTTGCACTACGGAAAACATTAACCGATATAAATGCGGTTGAACAGGCCTTGACAGGTCGTATTAATTCTGATACAATATTACTCAGAGTAATTAAATAAGGTATATTATGATTCTTGTTGACTTAAACCAGGTTTTACTGGCAGGTCTTATGGTCCAAATTTCTGGCCAGAAAAATGTGAAACTCGAAGAAGATTTGATTCGCCACTTAGCATTGAACATCCTGCGTGGTCACATTAAACAATTTCGCCATGAATATGGTGAGGTTGTGCTGTGCTGTGACAATAAAAAATACTGGCGCAAAGAATTCTTTCCATTCTACAAAGCTGGACGTAAAAAAACCCGTGAGAAGTCTGATTTAGACTGGCACTTGATTTTTGACATTCTTGGTAAAATCAAACAAGAACTTAAAGATAACTTTCCATATCGTGTTATTGATGTTGATGGTGCAGAAGCAGATGATATTATTGGAACACTGACACCAATCTATTCACAGACAGAGAAAGTGTTAATTCTCTCAAGTGATGGTGACTTCCTACAACTTCAGATGTGGGGTAAGAATGTTAAGCAATATAATCCAACACAGAAGAAATTCATCACTTCTAAAAATCCATTAGAAGAACTCAAAGCAAAGATTATCGGTGGTGATCGTGGTGATGGCATTCCAAACATCCTATCACCAGGTGATACATTTGTCCGAGAAATCCGTCAAAAGGTTATGACAGAAGCCAGACTCACTACTTTTATGTCCACAAACTATGGTGAATACGAAGATGAGACTGCACGTATCGGTTTCTCCAGAAATCAAACTTTAATTGATCTCCGTAATATTCCATCAGATATTAAAAATTCAATTATTGATACATATAATAATACAACGCCGGCCCCACGTTCTAAGTTAATACCTTACTTCATGGCCAAGAAACTTAAAAATTTGATGGATGTAATAGAGGAATTCTAATGAGAAAAAATATTTATGAAGTGTTTGATGAATTTGCAAAAGTAGATTCAAAACAAGATAAGATTAATGTACTTGCTAATAATTGGACACCAACACTAAAGTTGGTACTCCAGTTGGCATATCGACCAGAGATGGAATGGAAGTTTAAAGATTATCCAGCAAGATATAAGAAACCAGATACAAAACCTGGAATCTCTTACGCTTCACTTGATACTGAACTTAAACGACTTTACATGTTCCGTGTTGGTAATGAAACCGCCGAGAAATTGACAACAAAACGTGCAGAAGAAATTCTTATGGTTTTGTTAGAGTCTCTCGAACCCCGTGAAGCGGATATTGTTATTGGTATTTTTAAGAAAGACCTGGGTGTTAAAGGATTAACATTAAAGTTTATTCGTGAAAACATTCCAGATGTGTTATAAACTACGGAGATAGAAGTGGGTAAATTTGTTGCTAAGTATCGTCCATACGAAGATGATTCGGATGATTATGATACAAAAACATATAATAATAAAAAACGCAAAAAAGAATCAGCAGAATTTCGAAAAATGCGTCAGAGACACCGAGATGAAGAACCAGTCGGTTATGAATATGTAGATAGACGTTACAGCAAATATAATCGCTAGTTGTAAAAATACAACAGCATACTTGACATTATCTGTGAAACTGTTATAATAGTATTATTCGTTTTGGAGATATTTTATGATGATTTATGTGAGACAGGGAAAATCTAAGCCTAAACTCAAACCAAAAAAAGAACGTGATGAGTATGAGGCTTGGTTAACTAAGCATAGAACCCCATTTACGGTGAAAAAAGACACCTTTCAGCCGTTACAGTATTCTTTGGATGCACCTGCGGGTCGATCCACAACTAAACACATAAAATCATTGGATACAGGCGGTGTTGCACCTGCGGCCATTCGTAAAGTATATACCGGAACTAAAATCCTTGGTATTGGAACACTACACAAATCAAATGCGGTTCCAGTATTCTCAGACGAAGAAGCACAAGATATAGCAAGAATGCGGAGATAATATGAAAATCGTAGTAAAGTTACCAAAACCAGTTTGTCGTACACCGATCAAGCCTGCACAAAAACACAGACTTGATACTCAGTACGTTCGTCAACCAAAGCACCGTCTAAAGGATGCAAATTATGCCTAATGAAAAAGATTTGAAAGAAATCACCGAACGTCTGGAGGCAATGAGTTATGAAGAAGTTATGGACACATTGATGCAGATTGAAATTATGGTGGCCGAAAAACGCAACAAAATTGTATTATCGGAGCACGATAATGTCCAATAAACTCAATAGACTCGTAGAATTGTTGATTAATGCTGATCCTGAATTGGCAAACGACATTTATTTTGCACTTGATGAAAAATTAGTGAAAAAACCTTATTCCTTTGATGCACTCAATGATGTTATGAATACGTGGGTCAAGCCAGTACAAAAAACTTACGGATCTTTCACTATCGAAGATGCCGGAGATGGCTCAGGTGACGGAATTTTGACTTTTCCTGAAGGATTTTGTGATGAATACGGATGGAAAGAAGGAGATGTACTAAATCTCGAAGTTTCCGAAGAAAAAACTCTAATTATTACGAAAAAAGAGTAATTTTTACTGATTTGTGTTAATAAAACAACACAACACTTGACTTTTTGTGTGGTCATAGTATAATACATACTATAAATTCACAAGGAAACTTATGTTAGTTGAATCAAAATCAAATCTAGCCCGCCTGATGGCTACTGAAAATCTGATGGTTGAACAAAAGCACGTTCAAACTGCCTATTTCGACTTAAAAAATCGTGTTTTGGTTGTTCCCATCCTTGACGGCAACCTTTCTCCAGAATTATACGACCTTTTGCTTGGCCATGAAGTTGGTCATGCACTGGAAACACCAGAAGAAGGTTGGCACAATTCTGTTATCAACCTCAAAGTAAATCGTTCCATTCTGAATGTTTGTGAAGATGTACGCATTGAGAAAAAAATCAAACGCAAATTTCCAGGTATCCGTGTTTCCTTTGTTAAAGGTTACCGTGAACTGATGGACCGTGATTTCTTTGGTGTCAAAGATAAAGACCTCAACGAATTGAATTTCATTGACCGTATCAATTTACACTCTAAGAGTGGTGCAATCCATGCCATTGAATTTGATAATGAAGAATATGAACTTTTAAAAGAAGTTGAACAAACTGAATCATTTGATGACGTTATTGAGGTTGCTAAAAAAATTGAAGCATTCATGCGTGAGCAACTCAAAGAACAGAAACAAAGCATCACATTTAAAATTCAACAAGCATCCGAAGAAGATGGTAAAGAAGCACAGAGTCCACAAGTGAATAACGTAGAAATGGATTTTACTGGTGATTCTGAAAAAGGTGATTCTGAAGCCAAAGAAGATGAGGCCAAAGGTGAAACTGAAAAACAAAAAGCATCATCGAATGAGGAACCAGAAGATGATGGATCCGATGATGCCGAATCTGATGGTAAATCTGGTGGTACAGGTTCCGCTGGCGCTGATGATGCATTGATTGAATCTGAAACAGATAAATCTTTCCGTCAGAAAGAAGAAGAACTGTACATGCGTGGTAAATCGAAGGAATTTTTATATTCAAATGTTCCTGATGTTTTACTTGAAAATGTAATTGTTGATTATAAGACGATTATCTCTGATATTGAAACAACTAATGTGAAACAATATCCTTTGTTGTGGAATCCAGAAAAGATGCGTGAATCATTGAATAAGTTCCGCAAAGAATCTAACAAGGTTGTTTCATACCTCGTTAAAGAATTTGAAATGCGTAAGAATGCGGAACAACAAAGCCGTGCTAGTATTTCTAAAACAGGCGAATTGAATATGTCCCGTATTCAAGACTACAAATTTACGGATGATATTTTTGCTCGAATGACAAAAGTGCCAAATGGTAAATCCCATGGTCTTGTGATGTTCATTGATTGGTCTGGTTCAATGCAAGACCACATTAATCCAACAATCAAACAGTTGTTGAATCTTGTGATGTTCTGTAAGAAAGTGAATATTCCTTTCGATGTGTATGCATTTCATTCTAGTGGTATTTTGAATGATAAAACAGACACATTCTCTGGTTGCAAAAAAGTAACTGTGCTAAAAGTTGGTGATATTGCTGTACAACCATTTTCATTGTTGAATATTCTGTCACACAAAATGACAGCCAATGAATTCACAAAAATGGCATCTTATCTTCTTGATTATGGTACTGGTGGTCGTTTTGCCTCCTGTAGCAATTTTGTTCCGCCAGATAATTTCCGTCTCTCTGGTACTCCATTGAACGAAGCAATTATAGCCGCAATGAATCTTGTTCCTGAATTCAGAAAACAAAATCGTCTTGAGATTGTGAATACAGTTTTCCTAACTGATGGTGAAGGTTCTTCATTAGGTGAACGTATCGATAACATCCGTGAAGGTGGTCACCATTGGGATGGTGTTCGTATTGATTCAAACTGGAAAACCCGTTCGATCTTGCGTGATCCTGTAACGAAGGCAACGGCTGAAATCCTTTCTTGTGAAAAACGCACCTATGGTTCATACCAAGCAAATCAGACTGTGGCACTTTTGAAGTTGTTGAAACAACGAACAAATACAAATTTGATTGGTTTCTATGTTGCTAAACTACGTGATGTACGCCAAGCATTGAATATCTATTCACCTGAAAAAGAACTTCTGCTGAATGATAAACGTATTATTGATTTTCGTAAAAATAATTTCACCTACCTACTTAAAGCAGGATATGATGAATATTATTTCCTGCGTTCGGACAAAATCGACACCGATGATGAAGATGAATTTGAAGTGACAACCAACACAACACGTGGTTTAGTTAACGCATTTTCAAAATACACTGGTGGTCGTATTTCAAACCGAATTGTACTTAACCGTTTTATTAATTTGATTGCATAGTATGATTAAAATTTTAAGTGATGTTTTATCACAAGAGTTTATCGACCAATTGTTAACATGGAACGATAATACTAAAGGTGGTGATGTATGGGCATCAAACCAAACAAAATGGGTTGATGTTCTTAAATATGCTACAGGTGGAACTATATTATCACGTGCGCTTCCTGATGAATGGAAGAATCCAATTTATTATGAGTTAGTGAACCGTGGTAAACTGGATTACCTTCCATACGGTTCTTCAGCCATTCTTTATATGGGATATGCAACATCATGTGTGAATTGGCATAATGACTATCACGATTATGATGCTATGTCAATTTATCTCAATAAAGAGTGGGATTCTAATTGGGGTGGCTGGTTTGCATGGACAGAGGAATTCAAGGGATTAGATGGAAATTACAATCCAAAGA